TGCAGGTTGGGTATGCTATGATATGAATGAGTTTAATGACAACGATCCTGAAATCTTTGAATTTCCCTCTGAAGCACTTGCAGTATGAAAAACGAACTTGAAGCACAACAAATCGCCCAAGAGTTCTGGGCGATGATTGAAGCTGAAGCAGCGGCACTTGAGGTCACTGTTGATTACTATCTTGAAGAATTTTACTGTTCATGATACAATCTGAGAGTAATTCGTCGGAGAAAATGACCAAGTTTTTCTACATCGTTGACCACTATGTTCCATTTCCTACAAGTGAATATGGTGGTGTTTGGAATGTAATTGCTGAAAGTGATGAGGAATGTTTTGATCTTATCACTGATGCAGATGATGGAGATTTTAATAGTCAATACTATGGAAATCTCCGTGAAAATATCCTGAACTCGCGCACTTATGCACTTGCAGAGGATCTTGAGTCTAAAATTGTTGAGGAATTTATTACATGAGTGAAGAATCTGTGATGTATCCTGGTAGTATGCTAGGACAACTTGCCATCGCACTTGAGAAAATGGGGTGGGACTCTAATGATAACATTGCCGTGGAGATTGCAGGCACCTCAGTGTATGAAATTGATGGTGCTGGTACTAAGTGGGCACCAGTAAAAGGCACCCGCAAGTACAATAAAGATGCGTTCATCGTTATCAAAAACCTTGACCGTAATCCTGTTGTATCATCTCAACCAAACCCAGATCTGAAGGCTCATCATGCAACCTGAGTATCCTTGTATGAAACCTGATATGACAATCTCTTGGGATCAGCATCTCAATAATGGAAATGTATGGAAAGCAAATGTAGAACTTGCCATGCAAGGTGGTGACACTGATGAACAAATGTTTTATAGTGTAGATGTTTATGTAGTGGCACCTACATCAGCACTCGCACAATATATTGTTGCTACCATGTATCCAAACTACGAATCAATTTGTATTGATGATGAACCAACTCAAATTGCCCCCTGATTTTATTCATGAACCACCTGAAGGATATTCGTATGAAGTACGACAACATAAACGCAACATTATTTCTATTTGGTTGTGCCATCACAATCAATACAATTTCAACGGTGATGATCCTGTTTCAACTATTTGGGGATTCTGGGACACCAAAAAGCAATGCTATTACGCCCCTATTAACTCCACCAAGCACGGAAATCAGGTAGACATTAAAGATACTCGCAACTATACTGCTATGCAGTTAAACCTTAATCCTTTAATGGCAGCTTTCTCATGAAGTATGAACCCAAACTGAATGATTATGTCTCTTGGCGTAATGTTGAGGGATGGGTGTATTATGTTGATGACACACATCTTACGATTGAGATTAGTGTCAGACCAAAAAAAGATGATTTAGTTCCTCGTCATAAAAATTATCACTGCTTGATTGTTGTTCAGGATTATCAATATGATGAACTTGTTTATGTGAATAGTAGAAGATATTCAAATGCGACAAATCTGGACGACATGGAAATATATGTTAGAAAGTTTTAATAATGTACCAAGTCAATTACATGAAACCAAAGAAGAAAGGTTATGCAAAACAAAAAGCAACCTTTCTTAAAATTGAAGATGCTGTATTCTGGGAAGAACATGTAAAGAAAAACCTAGGAGCAGTGGACACTCAGATTACTGTCCACTAATCTTCCACAGACCACCAATCCCATGTATATTAACAGAGTCAAACAAATGAATGACATGAGTTACACTTTTGAACAATTTGAGCAAGACAAGGAAACACTTTTGAACTTGATTGCTGACTGTCAGGAACTTGAAATGAGAGAAAATTCTGATGAGTATTTCATCAAGTGTGACGAATTTGCCCAAGATAAGTACACTGTTTGATATGAATTTCCCTACCTCCACTGTTAATGTCCTGCCCCACTTGCAGGACTTGCGTAAAGTTTGGAAGCAACAAGATTTCCGCTTCACTAAAGAACAACAGCAAGAATATGATCTGTTGTTGCAAGCACGAAAAGAACGAGTTAAGTTCTTTTATGAAACCAAGCGGGTACAAGTTGGCCCTAAAGTTGTCAAGAAAGTAGAGGAAACTCCAGAAGAAGATTGATTGTTACAGTTTTGTAATAGTGATTGACAACCACTCTAAAAGTTGTTATATTATATTCATGCCTGGGACGACAGATGTTCTCGGGATACCAAAAACCCTTTTTTTACGATGACTAACGCTGCAATTTTTCCTTGCAAAAAAGATCCCCTTCCAATGACAATCTGGGATCTGTATAATAATTACAAGGGATCATATGCCCCAGAAGAGTTTCAACGCCCCGAATCTTGGAGTGCAAAAGAACGTAAAGCATACTTTCTTTCAGTTCTGATGAACCGTATCGAAGGTACTTTTGTCTTCGTTGACGTTGAAATTGCCCGTGCTCGGGTTGAATCTATTGACCCTACAGATATTTCTTTTACTTACTTTAACAACCTGCTTAAGCAGATGATCGAAAAGATCATCCTGGAAGGTAACAATCGTCTCAAGTTTTTTGAGGCACTTCTTAACGATGAGTACACACTTCCTAGTGGAACTTATTACTATCTTCCTGATCCTCAATCTACTTCTCTTTCACAGTTTGTGGTTGGAAAACACAACAATGTTTTCAGCAAACTTCCTAAACTTGTTCAAAAGGCAATCAAAGGACGCAAAGTTATTGTTAGTGAATACACTCAAATTGACTACAAAGGACTCTCTGATGTCTTTGTAAATGTGAATAGTGGTGTTCCCCTTAATGCACAAGAACTCCGCAATGCTTTGCACACTGATTGGGCAGCATATGTGCGACAAATGCGTAAAGAACTTGCTCCACTTTTGATTAAGATGTTTGGCAACAAGTACAAAAAGCGTCTTGTTGGTGATGAGTGGATTGTTGATACCATTGATATGGTTCTCAACAATTATTGCAAGGATGAGGAAATTTCTGATTATGAAATCAATGGGGTTACTCAAACATCAAAGAACAAACTTTATGTCAGTGACTATGATGAATTTAATGAGGAGAAGATTACTGAAAACTTCATCACTCTTGTAGGTTACATCGACCAAATGATTGATGATGGTTGGGAGGAACTTAACGAAAAGGTTATTCTCCGTAAGAGTTCGGTCATGAATCTTTTCTGGATGATTAACAACGGCATCGACACTTATGATCGTGCAGTTGAAGCCCTTCACTTGCACGAAGAAGCGTACACAGACAAAGATCTTCGCAATGATGCTGATGAATCTTACAAGTGGGCATGTGGTGGAACTGGAACGAAAAACATGGAGTTTCGTATGCAAGTTCTGCCTGAAATCGTGAGCAAAGTAAAAGAAAAGATTTCTGCCTGATGTGCCAGTGACCTAAACCGTCCACTACCCCTTGACTTTCGAGTCAGGGGGTTTTATATTATATTCATCAAACAAATACGAATGACCCTGACTCTTCGCCCGCATCAGCAACGCATCTTAGATCGTATGCTTGCATATAAAAAAGGTCAGCTGATTGTTCCCACTGGTGGTGGTAAAACTCTGACGATGATTCTTGACACCAAGCGTCGTCATGATGTTATCAACAATGGCACCACCACAGTTGTTGTATCCCCCCGTATTCTTCTTGCTGAACAACTGTGCAGCGAATTTATGGAGGTTATTGATCCTGACAACAGCGATCCTTATCTGCATGTGATGCACGTTCATAGTGGTGAAACTCACTACACTAGCACAACTAAAGCAGAAAAGATTCACCTTTATGCTAACTGTGCTCGCAGTGTGGGTGAGAATGTTATCATCTTCACCACCTACAATTCTCTGCATCGTATCATGGAGGCAGATATTGAGGTCAATACGATTTACTTTGACGAGGCACATAATAGTGTCAAACGTAACTTCTTCCCCGCCACAGAGCATTTTAGCGAGGTCTCAGAGCGTTCCTACTTCTACACTGCAACTCCGAAACATTCTCTTACAGTGAAGAAGCCTGGCATGAATTGGGGTCATGTTTATGGTCAAGTTCTTGCTAACATTCCTGCTCCCGAGTTGGTTGAAGGTGGTTACATTCTTCCTCCCAAAGTTGTAGTGAAGCAACTGCCTTTGGTGAAAGGTCGTAAGGTGATGTATGCTGAGGATGCTGACAATCTTCTGGAAACGATTGATGACAACAACATCAACAAAACTTTGATCTGTGCTCGTACCACAAAGCAGATTGTTGGTCTTCTGTCTCAGTCTGATTTCTGCGTTGAACTTGCTCAGCGTGGTTATTCTTGGATGACGATTACATCCAAGACAGGAGCTATCATTGATGGACAGAAGGTCAATCGTGAACAATTCTTCGACACGCTGAACGCCTGGGGTAAAGATCCTGAGAAAAAGTTTGTTGTCATTCACCACTCTATTCTGTCTGAAGGTATCAACGTCAGTGGACTGGAAGCAGTCATCTTCATGCGGAACATGGACTATATTGGCATCAGTCAGTCCATCGGTCGTGTGATTCGTCTGGGTGGATCTGAGAAGACGTTTGGTTTAGTTTGCATCCCAACTTATGATTCAGTTGGTGTCAGCACTGCCCGCAAAGTTCAGGCAGTTGTTGATGTCGTCTTTAATCAAGGTCAACCCGCTATCAGTGAGATCCGTCGATGAACAATTTTATGAACTTTCAATCTGTCCACTCAAAACCATTTGATGAGGCAAGAGAAAGATACAGAAAAGCACAAGCAGTGATGCAAGTAAAGCAGAGAATGATTGCTAACTTACCACCACCAGGCAGTGCATTTTATCGATACTTTGATGATCCAAAATCAAATCCTAAACCATATTCCGAACAAGTAAAACGTATTGAGAGTTTGACTTACGAGGATATATTTGGAGATGAATAGTAAACAACCAACTAACAGCAACATCCTTGACCCTAAATGTGGCCCACTAGGGTTCATTGTTGGGGACTGGAATGATATAAATTCATTTTATGCTGCTGTTCCTTGCGGGACTGGTCTGATGGTCATCCACCAGGGGAAACAATTAAAAAAATGCAGAAACACATCTAGCGCCCGCAATTTTATCGAAAAGTATAGAAAAAAGGAATCGGTTGCGCGGTTGCCTGTGTACCAGTGAGCGAACTGCACACTATCGCTTGATTTCTTCCCCATTCTGTGCCATTATTAAATCATGAAAAACACACACCTCCAACACCCCGAAGATTCTATCCTTTCGGGTGATCTTTCTGTCCTTGATTGGTTCCTCGCTGAGAGTGAACTTTCCGTGAAAATTGATGGTGCTCCTGCTATTGTTTGGGGCACGAATCCTGCAACTGGCAATTTCTTTGTCGGTACTAAATCTGTATTCAACAAAGTAAAGATTAAAATCAATGAAACGCATGATGACATTGATCGCAATCATTCTGGGGTTGTTGCTGACATACTACACCATTGTTTTGATTGCCTTCCTAGTTTCGACGGGATTGTTCAAGGTGATTTTATCGGGTTTGGTGGTGATGATACTTTTTGCCCCAATACGATTACTTACATCTTTGATGAAATAATCGACCAGAACATTATCATCGCACCGCATACTTTGTATGCTACCGATGATGAAATGAAAGATGCCTATGTTATCAATGACATGGTAGATATGGAGGTCTTCGATGATACTGAGACCTGTAAGTTCGTGCAACCCCGTGCATGGCAGATTGATGAAGATTTTGCTGAGATTGTTGGTTTTGCCCGT